GAAAAATGAAGCACCATAAAAGTTCAAAAGAAGCCCGCGAAGCTGAAGACAGCGCCACGGGTGAGAGTCAAACGGGCAAAGAAAGCTGCTGCCCGCTAGAACGCCCCTTGATCGCATCATAGGGGTTAGGTGCCATCGTTCTATCGAGACATTTTTCTCTAATCGCCTCAAGCGGCTTGGCCGCGATATAGTAACGGCCGCGCTTTTCGCCGACTGGCATAAGCAACCCAAGTTCGGATAATCGTTTCAAATCGCGGCTAGCTACAACATCGGAAATTTCGTTTTCGTGTCGATAGCGACCGTTTCTTACTTTGTAGTGGAACGCGGCATCCATTAGGGCAAGCTCCGTTCGCTCTGGGAGATCATACTCCTTTCTTAGTTTTTCCATTTCGCCCCACATGCGACCAATAACAGCGTTTCTTTTCATTAGGGTTGCTGCTTGCTGATAGTGGGCCACTAGGCAGAAGCGAACCCAAGGGAGGGCGTTATTTTTCGGGTTCCATTTTCCTTTGCCGACTTCGCCTAAAATTTTGTAATAGGCATCGGTGTTGCGTCCTAGCCATTCTTCGATACTGCAAAATACGGGACTCACAACATCATTGCGGGTAAGCACAAGAGTTTGTAGCGCCCGCGACATGCGCCCGTTGCCGTCTCTGAACGGATGGATCATAGCCAAATTCAGATGTGCCATCGCCGCCAACACAGTAGAAGAATCAACACTGTCGTGATCTGTGATCTGTTCGACGAGTTCATCGACGAGTTTTGGAACATCTTGCGGGTCGGGACCGTCATAAACGGTTTTGCCTGTTGGCTCGTGGACAACACGTATTGGTCCCGGCCTCCATTGGCCCGGAAGCATTGTCATGTCGTAGTTGAGCATCATGAAATGCAGACTGCGGATAAGTTGTGCGTTTATCTCCGCGTATGGATCGTCATGAAGCCGCAGGATGTAGGTTAAGGCCGTCCGATAACAGGTAAGCGCCTTTTCGGCTTCTTCCTCCAAGGTTTCTGGCTTTTCCTCGTCCACGATTGCCACGGCCTCGGATAAGTCCGCGTTGATTCCTTCGATGCTGTTTGAGCCCTGCAATGCTCGTGCAAACGTGTTCCTGCGGAGGAAACCAGTCCATCGAACAGGGTTAACATTTACTTGGTGACGCAGATCGCGACGTAATTGCCTGATCATTTCCAAGACGTCTTGATCCTGCTGTTCCAATTGTGGGTACTGGTGGATCATAGTCGGTTATCCTGTTTTTGTTCGTCGTTACGACGATATATAATTGACTTTACGACGAAGTCAATCTATATAACCGACATGAACCAGCTCTCGCTACAAACCCGCGTCCAAATCCTCACGATCCTCTGTGAGGGTTCCAGCATGCGCTTTGTTTCGCGGGTGACCGGCGTTTCGTTCAATACCGTCGTGAAGCTGTTGATCGATGCCCGGGCTGGCTTGCGCCGCTTTCTATGACACCACGGTGCGCGGTATTACCACTAAGTCCATACAGGCGGACGAAATCTGGTCGTTCAGCAGCGCTCAGAGCTTTTAGTTTTCAGGCAAGGTGAGGGCCGATGAATACAACCGATCTACCCCGCGACCCGGTTCCCGCCATTTCCGAGAGTGATGCGCCGCCGGCGATCGCCGAGATGTTCGCCGACATCCGGACGACCCTCGACTCTGGCGTCGTGAATCTGATCTGGCGGCACCTCGCGACCATGCCGGGCGCTTTGGAGTGGGTGTGGACGAGCGTCAAGCCGCTCTACGTCGAACATGCCCCGGCTCGCGCGGGCCAGCTTCGTGCGCAATTGGGGCTCCCGTCGATTCCGGCCTTCTCGCACGACGTGCTTGAGAGCGCCGGCTTAGATGAAGATGCCCGTGCCAGCATTCGCGCCATACTCGATAGCTATCATCATACGAATGCGCTGGCGCTCGTCTGTCTTTCGGCGTTTCTTTCGCGTTTCGAAGATCAACGGACGAATGTTGCTTCGATTTTTCGATTGGATTCACCGGCGGCGGCTCCTGCCTCTCGCCGGGTTACGCTTCCAGCGCTTCCCGCGATGTCGGATTTGGCGCCCGCGGTCCGTCGTCTTGTCCAAGAGCTGAACGGTTTTGGCGAGGACGCTGATACCGAGCTTGTCGCGAGCATGTATCGGCACCTTGCGTACTGGCCTACATACCTTTCGCTTGCACGCACTCTGCTCGTGCCGCTTCATGCGAGGGGTGAATTGATCGGCTTAGTTGCCGCCGTTCGTCAGCAGGGGGAAGTGCACGGGCGCGAATTGGCTCAACGGCTCCCCTCGACCAAGCCTGTCGTAGAGCTTGATCCGGTCTTGAGCGCAGTGCGGCGCTTCGTTCGCCACCCGATTGCACGGATGACCGCGATCTGTGCAATCCTGCGGGAGGCCACCTTATAGCCCCTGGCTTTTCCAGACTTCGCCCACGGTTGCGCTGGCGCGCGAAGCGAGCTCTCGCCGATTGACGCCAATTTGACATGTCGGGCAAATCACCTTCATAAATTCAACCTTGCATAAAAGCCTTTGAAAGCCTGCGCGCCGCAAATTTGCGGCTCGCGGGCTTTTTGTTTCGTGCGGCCACATTTTCAAACGTGAGAACGCCAGCCCATGCCAAAAATGTCCATTTCCGATCTCAAAGCCATGCTTTCCGCCGAAAAGGCCGACGCGCTTGCAGCGGTCTCCGCCGCAGAGCTCGCCGAAGAGCGGGCGGACGCGATGGACTATTATCTCGGCCACATGAATAAGGACATGCCGGTGCAGGAGGGCCGCTCGCGCGCGGTCTCGACCGATGTCGCCGACACCATCGAAGGGTTGATGCCACATCTGATGGATATCTTTGCCGGCTCTGATGAGGTCGTCCGTTTTGAACCGGTCGGCCCCGAGGACGAGGCCGCGGCCGCGCAGGAGACCGATTACGTCAACCACGTTTTCATGCAGCAAAACCCCGGCTTCATAGTCCTCTATTCCTTCATCAAGGATGCGCTGCTTTCAAAAGTCGGCATTGTGAAAGTGTGGTGGGAGGAGCGCGAGGAGGAAGAGCGCGAGACCTATTATGATCTCACTGACGATCAATTCGCGCTGCTCGCGCAGGCGGTCGAAGAATCCGAAGGCGCGATGAAGATCGTGGCGCATTCCGTGCACGAGATAGGCGAGGCGCCGGAAGAGTCGGAAGCGACGAGCTGAGAGGTACGTGCGGCTTTCTTTTTCGAATCAAAAGCGTCAGGGCATCTCATCCTCGAGCAGAACCTCTTCAAATCGCATTGCTCGTCGCTCAAGCAGCCGCTGAGTTCGTGCGCTGCTCAAGCTTGCATCACAATTCCAATCCCAACCCGTAACGGCGTCTCGCGCGAACGCGAGCGCGCGATCTCCTCATCATCTTTGGAGGCAATGAGCTGAACATCATGGCTACTCCCTTGCTTGCGCCACCGCTCCCGCCGCCGCCTCAGCCCGCGGTCACGCATGACGTCACCATCGTCACGACGAGAAAGCTCGCCCAAGCGAGAGTGCTCGGTGTGCCGCCGGAAGAATTCGGCATCGAGCGCGGCGCGCGCTCCATCCGCGAGTGCAATTATTGCTTTCATGAGGTGGTCACCAAGACCGAGAGCCAACTCATTGCCGAGGGCTTTGATGCCGAGCAGATCAGGTCGCTCAGTGATTACACCGGCACGTCCGAGATCGAGACGCTGGCGCGCGATACCGTGCAGGAGCATTTCGGCGCCGCCGACGGCGAGCCGAACAAGGCCGCGCGCCTCGTGCGCATCACCGAGCATTACGTGCGGATGGACTATGAGGGGACAGGTCGCGCGAGCCTCTATCAGGTCATTACCGGCGGCGATGAGGACGAAATCCTGCGTCAGAACGGTCGCGAAAGCATCACGCCCTTCGACGTGATCCCGTTTGCGGCAACCACACCGGTGCCGGTCACCCATCGCTTTTTCGGCCGCTCGATCGCCGACCTCGTGATGCCGTTGCAGCGCGAGAAGACCGCGCTCAAACGTGGCGCGCTGGACAATCTCTATCTGCACAACAATCCGCGCGTGGAAGTCGCCGAAAGCAATGCAGGGCCGAACACGCTCGACGATCTCTTGGTGTCGCGGCCGGGTGGGGTGGTGCGCACCAAGACGCCGGGCGGGCTGAACTGGCAGGAGGTGCCCGATATCACCACCTCGATCTACCCGATGCTGCAATATCTCGATGCGGAGCTTGAAACCCGCACGGGGCTCGCCAAGCAGACGCAGGGGCTCGACGCGAACGCGTTGCAGAACCAGTCGGCCACCGCCGTGGCACAGGTTTTTTCGGCGTCCCAAATGCGCATCAAGCTGATCGCGCGGATCATGGCGGAGGGCGTGCGCGATATCTTTGCGCTGCTGCACGGCACGATCCGCAAACATGGCCAGCAGATCCAGACGGTGCGTTTGCGCAACGCCTGGGTGAATGTCGATCCGCGCAACTGGAAAACCCGCGACGACATGACGATCAATGTCGGGCTTGGCACCGGTGGCAAGGCGCAGCAATTCGCACAGACCATGGCGATTGCCAATGTGCAGAAGGAATTGCTCTCCGCCGGCAAGGTGAACCTCGTCGGCGACCTCCAGCTTTACAACACCGCGGCCGAGCTGACGCGGATCATGGGGCACAAGAACGCAAGCCAGTTCTTCAACGACCCTTCTGCGATCAATCCGCAGACCGGGCAGTTGCTCAATCCGCCGCCGGCGCCGCCTTCGCCGCCGCCCGACCCGAAATTGCTCGCCGCGCAAGCGCGTGCGCAAACTGACGCTGCGATTGCTTCACATCAGGCGCAGCTTCAAGCGCAAAAAGCGCAGAACGAAGCAATCCATTTGCAGGTGAAGACGCAAAGCGAGATCGCGCTCGCCAAGGTCAAGGCCGACCTCGATGCAAAACTGTCAGTGCTCGACGCGCATCTGAAGGCGGCAACGGAAGCAGCGAAGACACCGCGCTCTTATCCACCCGGTGCGCGAAGAGCGAAAGACGGCCACCATTATGTGGCCGATCCGAACCGGCCCGGCAAATATCTGCTGGTCGTGCATCATGCCTGATTTCTCGCTGGTGCCGGTGGAGCATCAGCCGGATTTCGACGCCGTCTCGCTCGTTCCGGTCGATCACGATCCGTTTGGCGATAGCGGCGCGGTTCAGCAGGCGCAGCTTCAACCGGTGCAGTTTCAGCAGCCGCAGACCGAGACTCAAACAGCGCAGCCTGTGCCGCAAACTCAGGCACAACAGCTTGCGGCAGGGGCCGACGACTTCTTTAGGTCAATCCCTCGCGGGATCGTCTCTGGCTTCAATAGCGCGGCGAGCGCATTGGCACGCGCCACGCAGGCCGAAATGGGACAAGAGGTGGATGCGCCGACCCCAGAACAGGGGATGCAGATTGTTGAGAAAGAAGTCACCGGACCGATGCACAGGCCGGAAGGCCGAGCGGGCAAATTCGGCGCATCTGTCGGAGAGTTTCTTGGCAACCCCGCTTCCTATCTCGTGCCTGGAAGCCTGCCCTTCAAAGTCGGAACGGCTGTGTTGGGGGGCTTGGGGAGCGAAGCGGGAGGTCAACTTGGTGAGGGGACACCCTTAGAGGCGCCTTTTCGGTTCGCCGGCGGCGCGCTCGGGTTCGGTGCTCCCAGTGTAGCCAAGTTGGGAGCAGGTGTACGTACCGCGCAGACTCTGGTGCCCGCCGTCGAGGAGACAGGCGCGGGGCTTCAAACGCTGACGGATGCGGTCCCACGCTCTCCAGCGTCCCGGGCAGCCGAAAAGGGATACCCGGGTATCGGTACCACGGCGAACGGTGGGCCTACCTTTGTTGGGACCGATTATCTATATCCTGCCGCAAGGGGGCAGCAGAGCGTTGTGCGAATAGGACTCACGGGTAGCCGAAGGAATGATAAAGTTCTCGCGAACGAGGCGGGTGGGTTCACTGAAAAGCCGGAGGGATATACGTGGCACCACGTCGACGACTTCGATCCACAAAGTGGTATGAGTTCTCTTGAGCTTGTAGATGAGTGCGCGCATGTCGCCACCAACCGTCATACTGGTTCGGTTGCGCAGTACGAGAAGCACCACGGTGTACGGTACAAACGTTGACAAAAAGACAGGTAATGGTTGTGTTTGAAAGGACTGCTCCGCCACTTTCTGAGTTAGATATCGAGCGCGTAGAGCGTCGCTTAGGTGTTCGCTTGCCGCAGGATCTCAGGGAACATTACCTCCTGCACAACGGTGGAAGACCTCGTCCTCGATTTTTTGTCAAGGATGGAGAGGCATATGATGTCGTCTGTTTCCATTCCATGAACACAGGGGATAAGGGATCAAGCTTCGAGCGGATCTATGAAATATTGGTGGATCAGTCGCCCGAGTTTCCTCGGGGATATATACCATTCGCAAACAGCTCGTGTGGTGATCTGTTCATCTATAGCGTGAATCCAGAGTCTTTCGGGAATATAATGTTCTATCAACACGAATATTTTGGAGACGATGATCGATACGTGGTGTTTCTCGCTCCAACCTTCAGAGAATTTATCGATTCTCTCTCCGAAGAACCTGACGCGTTGTAGCCGCGGTAGAGCGAAGCGGGTCGCGGGCCCGCAGTTCGTAGAACCGAATAGCGCAGCGTATTCGCCATGTTCAAATCGTGCGCAAACCGATGCCGCGATCGCCTCACATCAGGCACAGCTTCAAGCCCAGAAAGCGCAGAACGAAGCAATCCATTTGCAGGTGAAAACGCAAAGCGAGATCGCGCTCGCCAAGGTCAGGCCGATCTCGACGCCGGGCTCTCACTGCTCGATGCGCATCTGAACGCCGCGACCGAAGCACGGAAGACAGAACCTTCGTATCCGCCGGGCGCGCGGGTACTGGCCCCTTATGCACGTCCCGCGCCCGATAGGGGCCACTCTTCATGAGTGAAAGGGACCACTCCGGGCGTCGGCCATTAACTAATCCGAAACCATACCCGCGCGACTCTGGCGAGTCGGCTTCGATTCCGAGTTCCGCTTCGCGGAACTGGAACGTCGGCAGCGATGGCGACTTGTCTCACCCAAGGAGATTGAAATGGCGTTGAAACCGCAGGGCGGTGTTTGTTCGATTCGAGAACAGATCATCGATGACCCGGCATCGGGTCTGACGTTTCAATTTATCCACAAGCCGGGATCGGACGCGCCGTATCGGCTAGTGATATTCGGCGATCTCCCTCACGGCAACCGGGAGATTCTTTTCAACGAAGATGGAGCGGAAGCGGGGGCAGGAACCGCACTCACTAGTTCCTGCCGCCCGACATGGTTGCGAGAGGTCGCGGATTAAGCGCGCCTTTCGTTGCAGCGAGGAAGCCGCTTGTTTTCACGCTCAAACCATTCCAGCAATTCCTTTTCGCGGGAGATAGGCCGCGAATTGGTTTCCGCCAAGAATTGCGTTGATGCTTTGGTACAAGGGCCTTCGTTGCCGCTGAGATGGCTTTGCAGCCGGCTACGAATTGTCACACCGTCGCCGGCCGCGCGGCCGATATAGGTGATTTCATTGCCGGTGTACAAAACATAGATGCCATGCGTGGCTGGCGCCGCGTTGACATTGGTTTGAGTGAACGCATAGATATTATTGCTCATAAGAATACTTCCTTCTGTTGAGAGAATCGCCCCTAAGCATCTGGAACATGCTTAGGGGCGACCTTTAACTGATGCTGAGTCGTGGCTTTCACACAAGTTCCCGCATCAGGTTTTCCCGCCATTAATTACAGTGAAACGTCGGCGTTAGGCGGATTTTCAGCGGTCTAGTTTGAGTACTATCGCAAATTTGCTATATCGCCGCAAGGGCTATTTAATCTTTTTATCGCAAAAATGCGATGGCCATCTGGATTTTTAGGTGTTACGATCCATCTACACCCAGTCGTGGCGGCTTCCACGAGTGGTACGATGTGTTGCCCCCGGCAATTGCTGCGGAGGTCGATCAAGCCCTGAACGTGCTCTCGCGGGAAAAGAAATGGGGTTTGCCCGAATACAAAGACCTAGATGGAAAATGCTCCGGCCTCGGCGAAATCAGAATCGATATTGCGCAGGCTTCAGATGATCCAGAGAAAGAATTACCGCCGCTTTGTTTTCGAATTTTGGGATTTGAAGGGCCTGAAAAGAGGCAGTTCACTTTACTCGTCGGATTTCAAAAGATCACAGGCTCAGAGTACTCAGTCGAATGCCCTAAGGCCCTTCAGCGTAAGAAGGGAGTGTTAAAAGATGGAAGCCGCGCCCCACAATGCTATTTCCCATAGACTAGCTCGTCTCGCGAGTAAGCTGAAAGACAAGGTCTATCGCGACTCGTTTGTTGCCGCTCGCTGCCGTCGCTTCTTGGCTCATCAAATTCGCGCGCTTCGCGGTGACATGTCTCAAACTGAGTTTGGCAAGTTGCTAGACACGACGCAGAGCGTGGTCTCTAGGCTTGAAGATCCAACTTATGGGAAGATGACATTAAACTCGCTACTCGATGTTGCGGCGAAAACAGATCGTGCGCTTCTAGTCCAGTTCGTCGATTGGAAAGTTATGTTGAAAATGGTCGCCGATGAGTCGGAAGAATCTTCCGCGCCGGCCCGTTATGATCAACTGGATATTCAATCGTTCGTGCAAGCGGAGGCGGTCAAGGATGCTGCACTTGGTTTGCAGACCGCCGTAGAAGATTGCTCGCCACGATTTCTATCATTGATTTATCCAAGATTTTGGAAAGTGGATAGATTGTCTACCATCCATGCGACCTGTCGTGCGGAGCGCGAGCATTTATACGGGGCAAATCTCAATCGGTTGTTCCAATTAGAATTACTAGATAATTCGATTGAGCAAGTTGGCGCGCCTGCGCGCATTCCTGGCGCTGAGATTTCGTCCTCGACGGAGGCTTACGTCAACAAGACTATGTACATTCAACGAGCCGCAGGACTCGTGCAATGAAAACAATAAAGGTATTTCAGGGCACGGTTGCTTGCAGAGTGGCTAGTGATGACGTTGTGCCGTCGCCAGCGCCGCCGATGCAAGATGTTATTTCAGCAATTCAATCTAGGTATCAATTCGCCGCACCTGCGGAGCCGTTTGGGGTACAATTTGTTCCGGGGCAGGCTTTGAGCCAATACGCTTTTCAAAGTGGAAAGTTTGAGATCAACGGCGAGGCACATGCGATTGCGCAGTTAATCATGGAGCCAAACGGGGATGTGATAACATCAACATCTACCGACGTTGCAAATTTGATTATGGATGACCTAACTCACTTCCTCGACGAAACATTCAAATACAAATTTCGCGAATCCAGCCAAAAAAGAAGCTTCGTAAGCACCGTCATAGTTCAATTCGATAATCGTCTCGAAGAAAAAATTTCTGCGCTTTCGGCAATCATCAAGATCGTCAATCAGGCAAAAAACAGCAAAGACGAGGAGTTTAGCCTGAATAAATTGGCGTTCTCGACAGGTCCACGTCCTCCCGCAGTGGCAATGCCCTTTCAGTCTCACCTAAACATAATTGAAAAGGCGGAATACCTAATCGAGAGAAGGGCTAGCGCTGCTTTTTCCGAGAATAGGTACTTTTGCAGCGCTCCATTACACACTGCCGATCATATCAAGACTCTTGAAGATATTGAGAAGATACTTTCGTGATTGGGTCTAAGAGGCAGCCTTTGTTTGTTCTGTGGTGCCGTTCTCCTTTGATCTATGTCAAAGGTCCGGACATCTGGCGAGCGCGGACCAAAAGGGACCACTCCTAAAATCTAAAGGGACCACTAACCATCAAGCGGGATGGAAAGGGGCCAGTACCCGATGGTGCGCGGCACGAAACTCTATGATGCATTGCTCAAAAACGGGTTCACTGCGCCATGACCGAGAACATCAAGCCGGCTGAGGCGCTGACGGTGGCCGACTTCCAGGCTCATCCTGTCTGGGAGTTTCTGTACGACGATGAAATTGGCGAGACAATGGTCAAGCCGGTGGAGAAGCTTCCGGTTGAGACCCTCGACAACAGGTTAATAGGTACGCGGGTTCGCCTCGCGAACGGGTCACAGGTGTGGGCATTCATCGGAAATTTCAATGTCACAAATCCGCGCGACACCCAACACTTTCTGACTCTCTCGATCGAACACGGCGGGAAGTTGTTTCCTCTTGCGCGTTATCACGATGTCGGCTTTGAGGAGCATAGTCCAGACATGCTTGCCCGATTTCTGGGCTTGCATGTTGACGATGTATTTCCAATTACCGTGGACGTTCGGCGATACGTTCGGGGAAATCCTGCAGCACTTACAGCCATCGTGTTGAAAGAGCCGCAAGAGAAGCTGACAGACGCAGAACTCATAGCGCTGCGGTAAATCGGCTCTATATTCGACGTGAAAACCGCGGCCGAGCTGACGCGGATCATGGGTTACAAGAATCCGGACATATTCTTCGACGACCCGTTCGCTATCAAACCGTAAACCTGACAGTTGCTGTATTCACCGCCGTCACCGCCGCCCGCCCCGAAGCTGCTCGCCGTTCAAGCGCGTGCGCATCTGAACGCCGCGACCGAAGCACGGAAGACAGAACCTTCGTATCCGCCGGGCGCGCGCAACGCCATGGATGGTCATCATGACGTGGCTGACCGGCCCAGCAAATTTTTAATGGTCGTTTATCATGCCTGATTTTTCTCTGGTGCCGGTCGATCACCAGCCGGATTTCGAAGAGGCCTCGCTCGTCCCTGTCGAGCACGACCCATTCGATGCGGACGGCGCAGCGCAGCAGGCGCAAGCACAGCCTCAACAGCCGCCACCACAGATTCAACCGGCGCAGACCCAACCGCAAAGCCCGCCGCAACAGGCGGTGACCGGAGCGGGCCAGCCGAATGCCGGTGTGCTGACGAACAACGGGCAGCGTGACGTCGCTGGTGATCCCAACGCCTCGTCATCTCCTTTCGCATCTGATATTCAGGTTGCTGCCAATGATGGTGCGCCTGGAAATAATCAGGCCCAGAATGCGCAAGCCAGAGCTGTTGTAGTTGAACTTGGCCTCGACAAAAATCAAGCTCGACAGTTTCACGAGGCAATCAGCGGACAAGGGCTTGGGTACCATGATATACGCCAGATCGCGATAGAGATGTTTGGGAAATGAAGATGGCGGCATCGGTTGTGGAACGTGAAAGAGAAATCAGGGAGCTGTTACAGCAATTAGTTGGCCAACTGGTTTGGTTAGCCAAGAGGGGGCACGGTACGTTTATAACGATAGAGTTTGGCGAGCCGCATCTCGTCGTGCGCGAGCCGATAAAAAGCAAATCGGAAATGCCACGGGTCGTACGGCTATTGGCGCGCAGGCAGGTGTTCATCCATGGGGATCTCTCCTTGTTTATTCAGGACTCACGATGGTCGATTTCTACAAAGGATCGGACCGTCGGCCTGGATACCAGCGAAACCGAAGTGGCGGAAATGCTGCGGGATGTGGATGGCCAGAGAGTAACAGCGGTCAACTTCGCTGAAGCTGACACGACACTGGAGTTCGATCTGGGCGCAACCGTTCGATTGGGAAAATCAATATTTCCGACCGACGCAAGATCCCCTCTCTGGTCGCTTACACGGTTTGGGAGCCCAGGCCTAAGCCTCTTGAATGATGGCTCAATCGTCAGAGGCGATGAGGTGAGGTCCTGATCAATTCGACTTGCGTGATCGAAAGCGACTCTTACGGCGCCAGATGAAACTGGTCTATGGCGGTAAAGAGAAAGGCCGCCAGGACGATCAATCCAAAAAGAATTATGATGTTTCTTGGTCGTGTCGTGGGACCGCCAAAGTAGAGTCCACTGACGATGGCCAAGCCAGCCAGTACGGCGGCGATTTTTACAAATATCGCCATGCTCTTGGCCTCATCTACGATGATCTACGTATCGCGTCTACCGAACGATCGAATGAAGTCGTCCCGTGGGACCGATGAGAAAATTACGCTACTTTATAATATCGAACCTGATCGCCTTGGCGATGGCCTGCTCGAGAGTGGCGCATTCCAGTTTTTGTCGGGCCGTCCGCAAATAGGCGTGCACGGCGCTCGCCGACAGGCCGAGATCCGCGGCCACCTGGCCGGGCGTGCGTCCCCGCAAAATGTTTTCGAGGCACTGCTTTTCGCGCGGCGAAAGCGGCCGCATCACATGATCATGGCGTAGTCCCGAAAGCCGCATGGCGCGCTCGTGAAAAGAATCGGCGAGTAAACGAAAATCTCTGAGATATGTGTATCGCCAACGATGCCAATGCTCGTCGGCGGCATTGGTGGTGATGGTAAAAAGCGCGCGCTCACCGAGAGGACCGCGAATCGGCAGCGTGAAACCGTGGCGTCCGACGCCGTATCGCTCCGCTTCCGCGAAGAAATGCCTCGCCTGTGTGGTGTGATGTTCGACCGTCATCCAGTCGATCGGCAGGAAACCTTTGGACCCCTCAAGCACCACCGGATCGATCTGAAAATAATCGCGCTCATGATAACGCTTGATCCATGCGTCGTCATAGGTCAGCACAAGCAGTGCATTTGTCTTGTCAAATGCGGGGATATGCACCGCGTGATAAACAAGGTGCGCGAGGCCGCTTTCATCGCGCAGATTGGCTAGGACATTGTAAAGCCCATCGATGTCCTTGGCTTGCTCGATGTCTCTGCGCGCGTATTCGAATTCCATTCGTTTCCCCCGGGGACGGACGACGGGCCGCGTGATTCGAATTCACAACAGGAGACCTCACCTCCCTGCATTGTTGCAATAGGAAAGGGGAGCGCTTTCGAGACACGTGGCGGGCTGCTTTAACACTTCATTCACGAACGAGGGCCAACCCTATTGTATTTCTTCAGATTGTCGGCAGTGGGCCTTTCGGTATGCTGACGTCATGGTTTGCAGAAACTAGGGAAGTGACATGAGCGCGATTGCTTCATCAGGTTCCTCGTCCGGCTTGAGCGCGGTTGCGCAGCTTTTGAATAACAGTACGTCGCCGAAAGCCGAAGGCAGCGCACAGGCCGGCCAAGCCTCAGCTTCCAACGCGCCCGCTACGAGCGCGGATGATGGCACCGGGCCCGCGGCTTTCGTCACCCTGTCTAATCAGGCGAAGGCGGTGGCCGCGGCAAGGATCAAGTCCGGTCAGGCCGCGGCCGCGAGCCTGCAGGCCTTTGTCGAGGCGCATCACGTCAACATCTCGGGTAACGGCGCTAAAACACCTGCGGCCGGCAGCTTGCAGAGCATTCTCAGCGCGAACACCCAGCCCGCGGCCGCCCAGCCCGGGGATGCATCATCGACAACAAGCGGCGCGAAGGTTGATGCGATCGTGGCGCAAATAGCGACGCTCACCGCCGCCAATGAGCCGCCGCCGTTCCAGCCATTTACGCCGACAAAGAGCCTGTCGAATAGTTTGACCGTCGATGGCTTCACTCTGACGCTCGACACGAATGCCGGCACGCAGTTTTATGGGTTCAATGTAAGCGGAAACGGCATTGAAGCTTTTACCGATCATTTCGGCCCAAGCGATGGTGGCGGTGGTAGTCGCGGCGTAACTCCTGGCGTTACGGTCAGCAGCGAAAATGGCATCAATAACAACGAGGCCGTAGATTCCATCACGATCACCCAGAACGTGGCGGCGACAAGCAGCGCGTCGATATCTTCATCCGCGGGTTCAGCCTCGGCAAGCTCGGTGAGCGCCCAATCGTCGTCCGTCACGTTCCTGGTCAATTATGCGACCGGCCAGATCAGCGCCAAGGAAACCGCCTTGTCCGTGTCCGCGCAGGCGACACAGATCACGCCGCCCGGATCGACGGTTTCGACGCTGGCGTGAGCGGCGACTTCAAAGCCAGTGGTCCAATCGAACATTGAGTAAGTCCGCCTGGCTCCAGAGGCGGTTGACGAACTTCGTCCCGTCCGAATTTCTGACGCGAAACGATGCCGACGTCGCAGGTCCGACGCTTAGTGGCTCGCAAAGTACCGCCCACCATGCGTGCCTCACGTAGATATTCGACGGCGCTCCCTAAAGACTCCAAAACCAAACTCAAGAAAGCAGTGTGATGGACGAAACCAAACTCGGTGAAGCCATGGCCAAAGCCATGCGCGCGCAAGACCTTCTCGACCATGAATTGTTGAGCGAGGCCTTCAAGGGATTGGAAGAGAGTTACACCGCGGCCTGGCGCGCGACCGGAATCGATGACACCGCCGCGCGCGAGAAACTGTTCCTTGCGATCAACATTGTCGGCAAGGTGCGCGATCATCTCAACTCGATCGTCACCAACGGCAGGCTCGCGCAGGCCGAGCTGAAGGAACTCGCGCGCACCGCGGAGCGAAGAAAGCGGTTCGGGATTGTCTGAGCCTGAACCTGATCCTCTTCTCGTCGCGGACTGTTATTTTCGGTTTGACACGTCGGGCAAATCACCCGCATAAATCCAACATAGAAAAATTCTGAAGCTCGCCGCCGATTTTCATCGCCCGCGGGCTTTTTCATGCCCCGTGCCATCCCACAGCATGCTTGACTAACGCAGTGCGATTGGGTCGATTTGTTTTCACGCTTGGGTTATGAAGGCTTAATCTCCGCAACTCTTTGAAGTTGCGCAGCGACGTGGCCACTACGAAGGGAAGGCGGAAGAGGTTTTTTCGAACTCGAAAGCGAGGAGACAATGACTGCCCTGTTTGCTATTCCATGTGTGGCTCTCGTCATCTACTCTGCCTTGCAATATCAAACGGCCCATAATGCTTTGATCGATTCGTGTCCGCCGGAATGGAAGGGTGGGAGACAAAATTGACTGGTCTGTTTGTCATTCTAGCAATTGTCTCCTTCATTTATTGCGCCGCACAGGAAGGGAGTGTCCGCTCCGCTTTAATCGATTCATTTCCGCCCGAGCTGCAGGACGAGATGACCGCGAAATTCGCGCTTCACAGCAAGGCGCTAAGGCGATCGACACCTTTGCCGATACAGGAAAAATATGTGAGCTCACTCATAGCCGGAGCTATCTTTGGACTTTGCCTATCGCTGACTTGTTTTTCTGCGGGGGAGGTAGTGGGAGGCTGGGCTTTGTTTGGTGTTTCTGTCCTTGTTGCCGGTTCGGCGATCAAATCGTGGCGGACTTATAAAAAAAATGTCGCTTGGCAAGCCGCGCGTGATGACCAGGAGGAAGCGTGAAAAAGGGACTGTATGGTGGCGGAACGATCGGTAGTCCGTTCGGTGCTGGAATCGGATTGTACGCGGATAGCGATGGAAATCTGTATCCTCAACTTTACTTTGGCTCACCCAAAACGAGTATTTCAGGCGGCTACTCTAACGACCTTGAAGGGCTGCTGACCGGTTTATCCGTATCGGGCACTTTCGGTGGAGTTAACGCCGGACCGAACATTGGCACGAGTGGAGGTGCCACCGGGTTTGGATTCGGAACGCCCGGGGTTGGTGCAACCTATGGATTTGGTCCGATCCCGGCTAGAAGCCTTCTCGATTTTCGGCCGAGAACCGACGAATTCGGTCAACCGTTTCCGGGAAGCGAAGCGCTTGCGCCGTCTCCCAACAGTAAGGACTCCGGAAGCCAGGGCGAAGCGCCGGCCAGCGGAAATCCCGTTCTCAAGTTCTTCGATTCACTTCGGCCAACAACGGACGAATTTGGCACTCCATTTCCCGGGCCGCAGAGTTCGGGTGGTGTTTTGAAGTATGGTCCTGGTGATGCGCCGTCCATTGCGCAAGAAACGGCTCAGCTTTTCCCTGGCTTATCGGTCAATCCCAATTCCGAGACTGAAGCTGACGCCTCGCCGGATATAAGGCGATTGGGAAGCCGCATTATTTTCGCTTGATCCGTCGGGCAAATCACCCGCATAAGCCCATCATCGCAAGAATTTTGAAAAGCCCGCCGCCGCAGTGAAAGCTGTCCGCGGGCTTTTTTCATGCGCCGCGTTAGTTGGCGGCGCCAACGCTGACCCTCGTTCAAACAGACGAGGCGCCCGGCGACAATGACCATGGAGAGAAGCGAACCGGAAAGAGTGCTTTCCGCGCCATCGCGAAATCCCGCAGGTCGAAGACGTAAAACACACCCATCAACCCAAGCCTCACTGCGAGGCTTACGTCGGCCAGCGCTTCATCGGTGCAAGACACCCACGGCGAAAGCTTTCGGCCGGCTCATCTTCAGGAGTCATTTGCATGGCTTTGCCAGCTTCAACCTTCACCACCTACCAGGCGGTCGGCAATCGCGAAGATCTCTCCGACGTGGTCTATCGCATCGATCCGACCGATACGCCTTTCATGAGCGGCGCCGAGAAAGAAAAGGCGACCGCCGTCAATCACGAATGGCAAACCCAGGCGCTCGCAGCGCCCAATCCTGCGAACGCTCAGCTCGAAGGCGACGACCCTACTACCAACGTGACCACGCCGACGGTTCGGCTCGGCAATCTCTGCCAGATCTCCTACAAGGTCGCGCAGGTGTCGGGTACCCAGCAGGCGGTCGATCATGCCGGCCGCGACAACGAGCTCGCTTATCAGGAATTGCTCAAGGGCCTTGAGCTGCGGCGCGATCTCGAAACCATTCTGGTCGGCACCAACCAATCCAAGGTTTCTGGCAACAGCACGACGCCGCGCCAGACGGCCTCGATCCTGTCATGGATTGCATCCAATACGTCGATGAGCACTTCCGGTTCGCCCGCCAATCCTTCGCCGGTCGACGGCACCAGCACCCGCACGGACGGAACGCCGATCGCGTTCACCGAAGCGCGGCTCAAAAGCGTGCTGTCTTCGATTTGGACCAATGGCGGCAAGCCAAGCGTGATCCTGACGGGCGCCTTCAACAAGCAGGTGTTCTCCACCTTCACCGGCCGTGCCACCGCGATCGAGGAGGCGCAGTCGAAAAAAATCGTGGCGTCGGTCGATGCCTATGAGTCCGACTTCGGCAAGCTCAAGGTGGTGGCGAACCGCTTCCAGCGCTCGCGCGACGTGCTGGTGCTGGAGATGGACAAATGGGCGGTCGCCTATCTCAACGGCCGCAACGTGATCTCTATTCCGTTGGCGAAAACCGGCGATTCCGATCGTCGCCAAATCCTGGCCGAATACGCGCTCGTTGCCCGCGCCGAAAAGTCGAGCGGCGGCGTGTTCGACAACACCTCGTCCTGAGCCTTTACCTCCGCTTGAGCTTTCAAGTGATGACGTCATGGCCGGTTAACGGCCGGTCATGACATCAGGCTTCGTGCTCATCCGCCGACCTTTCGAAAACGCTTCCGGAGACTTCGATGTCGCTACCTAACGTGCACACCCTCAACACCATTGATCTGACGGCCTACACGCCGTCTTGCGGGACCGCGCCGGTCCCGGCCTTTATCCGCGCGCCCTTCCGCAGCCGTCTTTTGAAGGCGACCGGCATTCTTGGCGGCGCCATCACCACCGCGAACGCCACCATCACGATCACTGTCAACAACATCGCGGTTGCGAGTTTTACCGTGCCGCAAGCTTCATCGGCCGCCGGCCAATTGTTTTCAGTCGTAATCCCGTCGCCGACCTATCTCAACGAAGACGACGTCATCGCGCTGACGCCGTCCGGCGCTTCGGGCGCCGCGGTGCCGATGCATTTCTCCATCGTTGTGAGGGCTGCATAATGGCGTTCTTTCCCAAACATCCCGCATCGCGTACGGCTGTGACGCAGACGATTGCGTACAACTCCAGCACGGCGATTGCCAATCCGTTCGGACCGGAGACGTTTCAGATTCGCCTCGTGGCAGATTCGGCGTGCTGTTATCGGATCGGCGATGGTCCGCAGACGGCGACGGTTTCCGATGTTTTCCTGCCGGCGAACACGGTGGAATACGTCACCGTCAATCCCGGACAGCGCATCTCGGCGATCGCGGCCGCCACCAACGGGCTTGTCACCGCCACGGCGGGCACGCTGTGGGTCACGGAAATGTCGTGATGGATGGCGTTCTGATCCGGCCTCATTTCGATAGCAACGGCAAAGACCTTGCGATCGAACACGTCCAGGACGTTGAGCCGATCCTGCGATGGAATCGGGAATCGCGGCGCGACGAGCAGCCGAGCGATTGGGGACGCCACATCGCGCGTATTCCGAACGTCATCTATGTCCGGTGGCTGCATGAAGAGCATGCAAATGGAAACTCCGGTTTGCGGATGTTTTCGCCGGAGTTCGACCTGATCGTGCAGAAGAAGCTCGCCGATCCCGAATGGGCCTATTTGCGAACCGATAGGCCGAAGCTTCAGACCGGCTGGTCAGGAGAGGGTGCATGACCGAGATCGTCGATTATACCTCGCTTCAGAACGCCGTGACCGAATATCTCGCGCGCGATCAGGACACGACGTTGATCGCGCGCATTCCGAGCTTCATTCAGCTCGCGGAGGCCAAGTTCAACCGGCAATTATTCGTTCGCCAGATGGAAAGTCGCGCCGTAGCGGTGGTGGATCTCACATCGAGCGAAGCTGAGTTCATCGCGCTGCCGTCCGATTTCCAATCGATGCGCAGGGTTCGCCTTTCAAGCGTCATCGGCAAGCCTCAACTGGAATTCAGATCGGTTACACAGATCGACGAATTTCGGGCCCGGACCGGCGACGCCACAGGGCAGCCGCTTTACTTCACTGTGTTCGGAAACGAGATCGAGTTGGCGCCGACGCCGGACCAGGCCTACGCCATTGAGATGATCTACCGGGCCAACGTTCCACCCTTGGCCACCAACGGCAGCAACTGGCTGCTTGCTTTTGCTCCCGATCTCTATCTCTACGGCGCGCTGCTCGAGGCTGCGCCCTACATCAAGGAAGACGCGCGCATTCAGACCTGGGGCCTCGGCTTTACCGCCGCGATGAACGATCTGAACAATCTCGGGCTCACTTCGGCCTTCAACGCCGGACCGATGACGGTGCGAATCTCCGGGCAGGTAATTTAGGGAATCTGACATGGCGGCATTCAACAAATTCAATTCGTTTGTCTCCGATCTGGCGCAGAAGGTGCACAACCTCAATTCCGATTCGCTCAAGATCATGTTGACGAACACCGCGCCGGTTGCGAGCAACACGATCAGGAGCAATCTGACGGAGATCGCCGCTGGCAATGGCTACACAGCAGGCGGAACTGTCGCCAGTTTTGTGTCGGGCACTGACGCGGCTGGAACTTACCGGCTGATCTTGTCGCCGGTCTCTTGGACGGCTTCGGGCGGTTCAATCGGACCGTTCGAGTTTGCGGTGCTCTACAATTCCTCGACCGCGAACGGGAATTTGATCGGCTGGTGGGATTACGGCACCACGGTCACGTTGACGAACGGCAACACCTTTACCGTTGCGCTCGACCAGACCAACGGCGTTTTGACGTTGCAGTGACATGGCGGGAAAAGCTGCAAATCGCGTCAACGTCAATGTCACGACGACAGGGACGTCCTCACCCTTCACATGCGGCGCGGCGATCGCGGGTTTCGATCTGCTTTCGGCGATGTGCAACAACGGCGATATCGTCGAATACGCCATCACCGACGGCGTCAATGCGGAGGTCGGCTGGGGCGTCGTCGGCGGGAGCGGGACCACGATCACGCGGAATATCTGGGAATCGACCAGCGCCGGAAGCGCCATCAACCTATCGGGCTCTGCAACCTGCATCGTCACGCTGACGGCGCAGGGATCGCAAGCGATGTTGTCGCTGGCCGTCCAGCGTCTTGCGGGAGGATTGTAAATGACTTTCACGCCGAATGTATTTCCGACGATGCTGAGCCAGCCATTGAAGGGGCTGGCGCAGATCCTCAATGCGACGGGAACGGCGCAGGTGATAATCGTCACGGCTGGCAATAACGGGTCGAAAGTTCTCAATCTCGCCGCGTCATCGACGGACACCGCCGCGCAAACGATCGCGGTTTCTCTGGTGAGAAGTGCTGCGACCTACCTTCTGGCGACAACTTCTGTCGCTGCAAGCTCCGGCAACGCCAATGGTACGGCGCCGGTCGATCTATTAGCGATCGTTCCGAACCTCCCGCGCGACCAGGACGGGCAGCCCTATCTGTTCCTGAACAGCGGTGATACGCTGGTTGTGAACTCGGCGGCCGCGATCACTTCGGGAAAAACCATTTCCGTTCACTCCGATTACGCGAATTTCTGATGTTTGGGCCGACACCAGGGTCAAAGTCCAAGATCGGGCAGAGTTTTCCGCGCGGGACGACGATGCTGTTTGTCCAGGCGGCGGCCCCAATCGGGTGGACGCGCGTGACGACAAGCGATGACGCGTTGTTGCGCATCAACGGCAGCACGACGCCGTCAACGGGCGGCACCAATGGATTCGTCGCCACGTTCAATTCGCAGACGACGACCGGTAATTTCACGATCACATCGAGCCAATTACCGACGTTGAGCGCGACATCTGTTTTTGAAAATTTCAACTCTGGCAGCTCGTCCGGCCAGACGGGGAGCTCCGGGGGGAGCGCGTTGCTTCAGTCTACACCGCAATTCAGCGGTGGCGGCGGCGCTCACAACCACAGCATCACGACGGCGATCAAATATGTCGATGCGCTCGTTGCCAGGAAAAACTGACCATGAAACACGTCACCATCCTGCCGTTTGAAGGGCATGTTTATGTTGATGGCGTATCTCAGAATGTCGAGCTGACCGGCTTCGATCCGGCCATCCGTGCCATTCAGTGGAGCGAAATAAATCAGACCGGCGAAATCGAATTCGTGAATGATCCTTACGCGCCGCCGGAAAAGTATCGACCCAATCAGGTGATTACCTCGCTCGGTCCGTATCAGCGATATGTCGATGCGTGGAACGCGGCCTCGACGCCAACGCAAACGAGTTGACGTTTGGCTCAAATACCTCATGCCGATCCCGGTCTGATCTGTCCTTTGCACAAAAAGGACGTCTCCAAGGTCTGTCATCGATGCCCGTGGTGGATATCGGTGATGGGCACCAACAAGAACACCGGCGAAGATATCGACAATTGGGGCTGCGCGATCGGATATCTGCCGCTTCTCTTGATCGAGAACGCCCAGATGCAAAATCGAACCGGCGCCGCGGTCGAGTCGTTTCGCAACGATCTGGTTTCAGGTGTTGTGGAGGCGGTCGGCGTCGCAGCCGATGCCGCCTCGCACCTGATCGAATTCGGCAAGAGGTGAACGGCAAATGTTTGACGGCTTTGGGGGGTGGGCGAGATTTCCTTGGGCAGCCTATATCCCGCCGTCAGGCAATTTGCTCCTGGCGGCTTTGCCGGGCGCGGTGGCGTTCACGGGCAAAGCTGGGGCCTTCGCCGTCTTGGAAAAAGGCGGCGTTGGACCGTTCTCGCTGAGCGGCGTGACGACAGCCTTTGGCGCCGCTGTAACCGAGACGCCAGGCGCATTTTCTTTTACCGGGGTGGCGTCCGCTTCTTTTGGGATTTCGAAAGCCGGCCAGGTTGGCGGAGCCGTTCTGAGCGGCGTTGCGACAACCGATATGATTGGCGAGGCCGTCAACCCAAATGGGGCTTTCGCCACGGGTGGAATCTCGGCGGGCTTCAATATCTTCGCCAATGATCAAGCCGGCGCTTTCACGCAATCGGCATTCTCGCAAGTCTTGACGCGCGATTTCGTCAATTGGGTCAATCTGCCCTTCGAAGCCGGATCGTGGAGCAGAGAAGCATCGCCTTCGTCGCCCTGGACGGTTTCCGGTTCTCAAGCGCCTTCGTGGAATGTTGAGAACGTATCAACGCCCGTTTGGTCGCCGCTCGCGCCGCCAATCCCGAATTGGACGATCGATCCCGCACAACAAATCTTGCCTCCGGTGTCTGAATAATGCCGCTCCTTGCTACCGGCGATTATCGCCCCGACGTCAGCGACTATGAAGGGCAAGCCACACAGAATGTCCTCAACGTCATTCCGCGCGGCGACGGCTATGGGCCATTTCCTTCATTCTCGGCTTATACCGCCGCGCTGCCTTCGGCGTGTCGCGGTGCGTTCTACGCGCTGAAATTCGATGGAACGGTGATTACATTTGCGGGCACCGCCAACAAGCTTTACAGGCTCGACAACACGAATTTCACCTGGATCGACGTTTCGTTGGGCGGCGGCACTTACGGCGCGCTGACGGCGACGGCCCAGTGGCAATTCGCACAAACCGGCAATCTGGTGTTTGCCACGCAAGCCAACGCGGTGTTGCAGGTCTTCGATCTCACCTCGTCCACGACATTTTCGAATGCGCTCGGCTCGCCGCCGCAAGCCGCCTATATCAGCGTGGTCGGGCAGTTCCTTGTTCTCTCCGGTCTTTTGGCGACGCCTTATCGGATTCAATGGTCGGGACTCGACAGCTTCAATGCCTCGACGAGCTGGACCAGCGGCGTCAACTCGTCGGATTTCCAGGACTTTCCCGACGGCGGCATCGTCCGTGGCGTTGCGGGCGGGGAATCCGGAATCATCTTTCAGGATCAGGCCATCCGGCGCATGTCCTTTGTGCCGGGCTCGCCGATCATCTTTCAGATCGATCGCATCACCCAGGACAAGGGATTGTTCGCGCCCTATTCGATCATTCGCGCGGGCGAGCGCATCTTCTTCTATGCCGGGCAAGGTTTTCACAAGATCGAACCGGGCGGTGTGCCGGTGCCGATCGGACTGGAAAGGGTCGATCGCACGTTTCTTGCCGATCTCGACAAGGGCAATCTGCAACTTTTCATCGGCGCGGCGGATCCGCGCGCCTCGCGGGTCTATTGGGCCTATAAGTCGGTCGCGGGCTCGAGCGGCACTTATGACAAGCTGCTCGGCTATGATTTTCTGCTCGACCGTTTTTTCCCGATCTCGATGACCGGCGAATATCTGCTCGGCATTTCGCAAACCGGTCTCACGCTGGAAAATCTCGATGCGCTGGCGCCGGGTGCGCTTGCGATTACGGGTGCGGCCAATAACGGATCGGGGCTCATCCGCATTTCGGTTGCTTCCACCGCCACGCTTGCGACCGGCCAGATCGTGTCCATCAGCGGTGTGGTCGGAACCGTGGAAGCCAATGCGGAGAAATGGAAGGTCACGGTGATCGATGGCACGCATTTCGATCTCGTCGGATCGGTCTTCACGAATGCTTATGTCTCGGGCGGGGTGGTCGGCGGCTCGCTCGATGCCATGACGCTGAGTCTGGATGCTTACGCGACCGCCGTGCAGCCGGAAATCGGCCAGTTCAACAACACCCACGGGCTCGGATTTTTCCGTGGCGCCAATCTCGAGGCCACGATCGAAAGCGCCGAGCAGGGGACGGACGAAAACCGCATTACCATCCGCGGCTTTCGCCCCATCACGGATGCTGCCTCGCTGTTTGGTTCGCTCGCCTATCGGGACGCGCCTTCGCAAACTCCAACGCCAGGGCAGGAGGTCGCGGTGAGCGCGCGAACCGGACGCTGCGATGTGAGGCGTGATACGCGTTATGCGCGTTTCAAGGTTCGCATTCCCGCAGGCACTCCGTGGTCGTTCTTTGCGGGTGTCGTGCCTGATCTGGTGACGGGCGGCACGCTGTGAGCATTTTCCCGGATCGCCAATTTCTGACGCCCTTTGGCGAGGCGATTTGCGGGGAGCGCGTCGATCTGCCGGACAATTCGTACTGGATCTGCTGGCAGAAGGAGACCTGCATCTGCTTCTGGTGGACCAATGACGAGGTCAGGTTGATCACCGACTGGAGCGACGGGCGCTATCGACAACTGCCCTTCAAATTATCACGCGCGCGAATTGCGGCGCTCGATCCGCTCGGCCAACATCACCGCTATTGGCGGGAAAACATCAAGAAGGGTGCAGTCGAATGACGGCCTTCGTTCCCGGCATCACCGAGACCGATCTCAAGAAGATCATTCTCTCGCTTCAGCATCTGGCGGCCGGCCGCTCGAACGCCACCGGCACGGTCACGTTGGTCACGGGCGCCTCGAGCACCGTTGTGACCGACGTCAATTGCGCCGCTGGCACCGTGCCGCTGCTCACGCCGGCCACCGCGAGCGCGGCAACGGAGTTGGGCAACGGCACGATGTATGTTTCGTCGGTGACGAGCGGTTCATTCACGATCACGCACGCCAATTCGACGATTGCGGGTCGCACCTTTCTCTATGGGCTCCAGGGCTAATGCGACAAAGGCTGAGCTCGCTCTATTGTCATCTCCAAGCGGTGATTTACAATCGCCCGAATTCCATCGGTGTGTAGGTCAATGCACGGGGCACCTCTAATGGACAAGAAATCCGCGACACAATTTAAAAACCATATGGAGGCAGCAGTCAGGGAACTGTCTTTATCGCTCTTCCTCACGCAAGCCGTCGCCACCCAGGAGGAATTCGTTACGATCAGACGATCGATAGGCCATATCATGGCAGCGATCGAGGTAATGTTGCAGGAGTCCATTTACCCGGATCATCCAGAACTCAATAAGCTGCGCGGGGATGATGATGGATCTACCTATTCGTGTCCTGTACGATGAACGGACTTTCTTAAGCGAGCGACGGAACGATGGTTATCTCGGCTCTTGCCAGCAACTCCTTCACAACCATGTACGCCAATTTCGCAACAGCCGAGCGCGCGCTCCTTGATCCCCTCGAGGGCTGAACTGATTTGTATCGATCCAGCGCGGATTCATGAAATTTGGTTGCATGTCAGGGGACTGCTGAAGACAGCCTGTCGCCGCACCGAACTCAACGCCTTCGCCGATTTTGAGGCGGAAATTATTTCCGGCCGCAGTCTCCTGTGGGTCGCATGGAACGGGTGCGCGATCGAGGCGGCCGCGGCAACCGTGCTCACCAATTCCGAGATCGGCAAAGTGTGCGTGATCACGTTGTGCGCTGGGCACGGCATGAAACGCTGGCTGAAGCTGATCGAGTGGATCGAGGCTTACGCGAAAGACGAAGGCTGCGCCCGCATTCGTATCTTCGGCCGTAAAGGTTGGCTGCGCGTGCTCGAGGGATTTGAGAGCAAGCATGTCGTTATGGATAAGGTGCTCGCCTGAGCATTCGTTGACGTGAACGATGGGGAACAGCGGACGCTTACGATCAAGGGCGGAGCTGGCAAGCGTCTGACGTATCGTTTACCTAATTAAGCCTGATTTCAAGAGGCTGCCCCGGCGCTTCCTGCGCTGGCCGGCGAAGTAATCACAGCAACTAAAGCAGACAGCACGACTCGCCAAACACTGGCGGGCGCGCTAGGCTGTCTTTTTACTGCGTTGCAACCAAGGGTAGCCGCTCTCATTTGCGGAGCTTTTTCTTCCGGGTAATTTTCTTCGCCGCCCGTACTCGGGAACCTCGTAGTGCTACTATGAAGCGGTCTGCCGCTTCCTTTGCGCTATATTCGTCGTTCGAATCTTTCGCCATGGCTATTAACTACCTTCATTTGTATCGGAAGTGTAAGTTGACTTTTAACACAACAACACTACCTTTGGGAGGGTAGGGGTGCCGCTGACGATAGTCGAGCGGAGGCCCCTGCGCCCGTTGGGTGCGACTGTTCGGCGACTCTCAGTGAGTACGGATGTTGCGGACCTCCTAGACGGTCGGACTGCTTTCGGAGATTTCCCGGCTGTCGAAGCAGAAAGGATGATCGGCATCTTCTGTGCAGGACAGTACCTCCGGATAAGCCGCAAGAAAAATAAGGTCCGTCCAGATTTGGAGAAGCTTGAAGGATTCGACGAAATTTGGAGTTTTTGTCTTCGCCGCCCAGTACCAGGTTGGCGGTTACTCGGGAGGTTTATTCAGAAGGACCATCTAATCCTGCTGCGAGGATGGGACAAACATAAGCTTGCCAAGCAGTATGAAAAGGCATCGGCGCAAATTATCGAAGACTGGGACGCTCTATTTGGTACAAAGGTTGCGCATGGTGGCGATTGGTATTCAGGATATCTTAGTGGAGTGATCAGAGATGCCGACGAACCGTTCTAAGGCCAACGACCCTAAATTTGAGCGGGCGTATTATCGCGCCATGCTTCGCTCCGCTTTTCTGAGCATGTTTTGGGCCGTCATTTCCGAGCGAAAGAAAAGTGGCCTTACGCTCATGTCTTTCGCAAAAGCAGTCGGTTCTTCAAAGCATGAAGTTTCTCGATGGTTTAATGGAGATCCAAACTGGACCATCAATACCATTGCCGCTATCGCGCATGCTCTCAAGCTTAGGCTTCAAATTCAGGCTATAGATGAACATGGAAATGTCTACGGATCGAGCGGACCCCAGTCCGCGCCGACGAAGACTCCTATAGCGACCTCTGGAGGCGCTCCAAAGCCCGTGAATGTAACGCGGAAGCCCGCCGGGGCGTCCGTTGTCGCATCCGATATTGCCTCGTCGGAGGCGGCTTGATGGTTAAGCTGGCCGATACTCCCGATGTATTCGGCAGTACCGTATTCTGTGATGATACCCGGATTGAGGCGAGCGGGAAGCTCATTCATATCGGTGTTTATCACGGCGTCATGTCCATCCATGTTCCGTTTCCAGTTCGTCTCGCCACATTCTCGTTTGCAATTTCTCTTATACAGAAAGCTGACATTTTTAATCCAAAAATCACCTATAGAATTTTCCTACCCGGTGATCCCGATGATGCCTCTTCGGATGAAGCGTCGATAGTGGCTGAGATGAATGAAGCTAATCCCGGCGACCTTATCAAACAGACCTACACGGCCGCAGATACTATGGGAATCCCGGGAGAGAGCCGCAAACTCGTCCGTTTGTTTGCAAACATGGCATTTCAGACGCTCGAAATAAAACAGCCCGGCACGATCAAGGTACGGGCTGATATTGGCGATACTCGATATCGGCTGGGCACTCTTATGGTGGTCCCCGCCTCCGCGCCCCACGCTTGAACTACGTTCCAGCACCGGCTGTCAGCATCAAACTACCGGTTGGACTTGGGATGTGGCGCGATTTCACACAAGCCGCGTGATCTACGATCCATAGCGCACTGGATCGCAGAGCGGATCACGATCGAGGCGGCTGAATTTATAGGGCGCGGCCCATCACTGCATCGAGTAGCCGGCCTTTGCAGCCAAAATTCCAACTCACCATTCAAGAAGGAAACCCAATCCCATGGGCGGTCAATCCACGTCGACACAAACGCAGCAGTCGCAAACGGCGCCCTGGCAAGCGGCGCAGCCGGACCTGCAAAGTATTCTCGGCCAGCTCAATCCGCTGATTCAAAATAGCGGCCTCACGCCGGCCGAAAGCGGCGCGATCAACCAATTGTCGCAAAACGCCGCGCAAGGAAATCCTTTCACGGGCCAGATCACCGACCTTGCGAACAACCTTTTGAACGGTGGCGGCGCTACCGCGCAGGCGCCGAATTTGCAAAGTGGACTGTCTTCCTTGCAGAGCCAGCTCACGCCGTTCGCGAACGGCAGCCAGGTCGGCAACGATCCGGCGTTGCAGGCTCAGCTTGCGCAGATCGCGAGCGACACGACCAACCAGATCAACGGCCAGTTCGCGGCGGCGGGAAGGGAGTTTTCCGGCGCCAACCAGCAGGCGCTTGCCCGCGGCATTGCGCAAGGAGAAGCGCCCGTGATCGCGTCGCAATATAATCAGGATGTCGCCGATCAGTTGAACGCGGCGAATACGCTGTTCAACGCGCAGAATGCGACGAGTGGGTTATTGTCGGGTTTGAATCAGCAGGCGCTCGGCAATCAGCAACAGGGCGTCACCGCCGCGCAAAATGCGCTTTCGGCGCAGAATTTCGGTCCTCAGCAGCAATTGGCGCTGGCGCAACTGGCGCAGAGCATCCCTGCGCAAAATCTGCAATTGCTCGCGCAGATCGGCGTTCCCATCGCGAAGCTCGGCTCGCAATCGAACGGCACCACGCAAGGCACGCAGGATTTATCCGGCGCGCAGCAGTTTGGAACGATTGCGCAAGGTCTTGGCAGCCTGGCCAAGTTTCTGCCTTCTGATGCGCGCCTGAAGGAAGAGATCACGCCGGTCGGCAGCCTGTTCGATGGCACGCCGGTCTATGGCTATCGCTACAAGGGAGCGGGCGCCTATCACATCGGCCTGATGGCGCAGGATGTGGAGAAGGTCAGCCCGCATGCGGTGATCGAAATCGGCGGCTTCAAGGCGGTTGATTATCGCGCTGCGACCGAAGCCTCGCGCCGTACATTTACGCGGACAAAGATTACGATTTTGAATCCGAGGGAAAGCCCTTGTTGATCGAGCCGTTGAGGAGATCGTTGCCAGGACCGAGTTATATTTGCCGCGGTACGCGAAGCCTGATTAATGAGGCCAGCGCTTGACATAGTTCTTGTTTTGTTCTATGCGCACCCGATAGTTGTAACGTACGGGCTAAAGCGATGCGGCGATGGAAGCCTGAACCTCACCAATGCGGGGCGCGTAACTTTGAGATACGCGCTTTCACAGACGTTCGCTTTGCACGTCGGCGTTGCGCTCGATTGTTCGAGAAGAAAACCTCCAACGTCCTTCGCTCTTTCGTCCTGCTCTGCATATTCGCGTTGGCGTGCTTGAGTCTTGAGAGGGTGAACGCCCAGGCTCCGCAATTTCAAGTGCCGGATGCAGAGAGGGCAAGTTATGCTGGGGCGCTCGCCTACTGTCGCGGGTTGACAGTTCGTGAGACGAAACTCCGGGACGACAAGCGGGTGCTATGTCTCGACGGTCCGATTAATGTTCCGCGCGATTTCATAGTAACCCAAGACCTCGAGCAGGGCGGCATTCTTGTGGTTCGCAGCCACGGCATCGCGAATAATGTGCAACTCAAGGCCACCATTACGCTCGCCGAAAAGCTCCGGGAGAAAAACGCAACGGTTGTTATTCGAGATTATTGTCTTGGCATCTGCGCCAACTACCTTTTCATGGCGTCAGTGAAGACCTTTGTACCGGGCGGCGCTCTTGTTGCCTGGTCGAATCACCCGACGGGGCCGGATAACTGCATTGATTTTTATCCGGCGAAAGACAGCGATGTGCCGTTCCTTGGGCAATACCCATGCGATAAGGAAGTAGACCCGGATACGTGGGAGGTCATTCAGTTCAAAATAAACTTCTATGAACTGAGGACGACGTTGATGGTCGAGCCACCGGAAAGCATCACGATTAGAAAAGAGCTGAAACGCCGGTTTGACGCAACCGGCAAGTACCCGATGGATGTCGACTGGACCTGGAATCCTCGATTCTACCCCGGCATGATCCCGACAAAAGTCGTTTACGAATCCTATCCTAAAAGTCAGGAAGAAGTTGACGCCATCGTGGCACGATTGGGTCTGACACGTCCGGTCATTTACGATCCATAGGCGGCATTCGCCTTCAAATCCCATCATGCGCACTGCTCTTTCCAAGTGAAAGCCGGCAGCGCAGCGTCCTATCCAAAATTTTACACGCCAAAATCCGGCCCTCGAGAGAGGAGTCGGCGTTAGGGCTATCTGAAAAAGGGAAACATATGAG